TTCGTGATACATTAATCGATCTACATAATTATGCGGCAATGGCACTAATGTTATTAGATGAATAGTGGGGATACAATTAACTTCATAATAAAAAGATAATAGCGACTATGATCTTTTTATCAGTTTGTAAATAAATGTCATCATGCTATGTTCCATTTGTACAAGGGACGTACCAACCTTACATTTTCTTCTGTACAAAGGGTGTATAGATAATTTCCGATTCGCGAATGCTGCTCACTGTGTGAAGTGTAGAGGGTCCATGAAACGCCTGTGCATCGGTATTCCAGACCTTGATGATATTGAACCCACGTTTGGGGCTAATGGAGATTCCATTGATACGATTTTCAGGAGATGAAACAACGTTTAACATGGAAGCGATAATATAGGTAAGATATACATCCGATGCATCTTTCTTTGGGCAACGGAAGGAATAACACCCTCCTCGAATATGATGGTGACTCTCCCATAGCGGAGGAGCAGGATCACGCATCATAAAGAACATTCCATCCGATAATGAATCAGTCTTGAGAACCTCCATCACGGACCAGAATTGATGCCACGTTTTCATGGAGCCAAGACTGATGAAGGTATTGAGTGTCCATTTAGTCTCTTCAGGAGAGTGGAAATAGAGAGTCCAAGGCCCCGTCGGAATCGCAGATTGAAGACCAATCTTGGATTCGTCGGTTGGAGTAGCCATTGTATAAGAACGTTGAGGTTCTAAGTGTAGAGTGGGGTGAATATCTTTAAACTGCTCTTTTTAATCAATTTTATTAGGCATGATAATAGGTATACGGATTATGTAACTCATATATATTATCTTTTTGATAATTAAGTTTATGGTACAATTTCTGATCACGAATTTCAAAACAATGGTTATCAGAATGCATTGATAACATTTCGTCTTTACCATCATGGTCGATCACATGAAATTGAATAATACAGTCAGGTCGAAACCATTGGCGCGTCTCTGCACACCATGACAGAAATAGAGTTGTAAGTGTAGGAACTTTTGCACCATGTGTATGAAGTCTAAAATTCTCTAAAAAAGTATCAATGTCATATTCTTTTTCACTATTCTTATCTACTACACAAATCTTTGCGGACAGCCACGAGAGTTTACATACTGTGTCACATGGTTTAGAAAGATAGGTCAATGAATAATTAGAATACTTCCATTCTGCATTAATTTCATTCTTAATATGGGACTGTGGGAGAGGGAGAGTGTGTCCTGTAATAAAAAACCAGGTACGTTGTGTTCCATAATAATACGAATCAACCTGTCCATAGAATTCATTTGTCTTATTACGAACATGACAGAATGAATCTTTCAGCCAGTTCCATACATTCATCGCTTTTATCAAAAAATAAGATCGAAACATCTATTGATAGAAGTTATGATGTGTTTATTTAAGTTGGGTTCGGTAAAAGGAAATGGATTGTGATTTTTCTTTCCAGACTCCAATGGGCTGCTCGGTAGGCTGACCCTCATCATCAATTCCATAAATGAATCCCTCATTAACGTCTTTATAGTATGTTTTATCCTTGTACGTGATTTCGGCGAGTTCTACACCGTCGTCCTCTTCTTCTTGTTCCTCTTCTTGTTCCTCTTCTTGTTCCTCTTTTTGCTCCTCTTCTTGTACTACCGCGTGTGGATCTTCTGCTGGAATGGCTAGCGAGACAGGAAGAACAGCTGCCGCGCCTTTTACTTCTTCAACGTGTTCTACTTCCGCAGCCTGTTCTACTTCCGCAGCCTGTTCTACCTTGGCAACGTGTGTGACAGATGGCGTTGTGCTAGTAGGTGAATGAAGTTCCTCTCCTGATTTATGAATGACATAGACCGACTCCATCGGGTCCACAACGATATTTTGCAGTTCCGTTGAATCCTCCAACCACGGGTCGTCGATATGAACATCTCGCATACCCTCCAACATATCAAGTCGATCCACAATATGGTTCATTGCCAATTGTTGGACATCATATTGTTTAGAAAGCTTTTCACAGGTTGACGAGAGAGATGAGATCATTTGTTCCAGACGTGTTGATTCATGAGGTTGGGCGGCAGGTGGTAACGAATTCAACCAGTGTTCCAACTGGCGGAATTCCTTTTGAACATTGGAAAGACAAGCTTGAATCAGAGTTGATGCGATAGACATGATGTACCGTCTATTTCATCACACCCGTTCATCAATTTTATGAGGTTCGAATTTTGAGATTGAGACAGGCATCAAGTGTTGACTCCCATGCCTTAAGAGGTTTGGTTCGGCGAAGACGAAGTACTTCTTCCGCCTTTTGTAGACGCTCTTTCACCGTCTCGTTCACATTTTTGGTAAGGCTAGAATCGTAGAAATCAATTGGTTTCGTATCCATTGTCGCTAAAATACTGACCATCGGCGGAAGATGAAGATCCACGCGGACCTTGTGAGAATGAATCAGGCCACGATACTCCTGAATGCTGAGAGAACCACCGAACAATTGAAGAATAGCACGTGGCGGTGCAGGGTGAATGGTACCGTCACATATCTCGCCATACACACGATATAGAAGAGCCAATTGTTCCCAGCGAGTATGGGCATCTTGACGCATATCAAACAAATAGGCCGCTGCACACTCAGGACAACAGAAATTACCAGTTACCAGAAGATAATCGCCTGTGTCTCGAATGGGTAGAACTACAGGGCGATGGGTGAATCCATGACAGCACCAGAAACATGCTGCAGTCGTCTGCGCAGGAATAGTTTTCACCTCGGACGAATCTTGGAATTGAACAAGGAGTGTCGATTTCAGTGCGTAATAATCAATCTCAGCAGGTTCTGTGGCAACGGGCGCCTTTACTGGTGCTATATCTGTCGCTATTAGACGAGGAGGTGCTTCCTTCAGCACTTCTACCGTATTTTGGAGTTGCTCCATATCATCATAAAATGGATTATCGGCATGAATATCATAAGGCTGTGCATCAGTAGGAGGAAGAGGATCATACATAATAGGCATATCATTCATAGAAACGTTTCTGCTTTGGATTGGAAGATGTATAATCAAAGGGCGCCGTACTCCAGAAAGGAGTGAACCCTCAATTCCATCAGGCGTAATTACCGCAACAACTGGAAACTGCTTTTTCTTGCTCGTTTTCTTTGTTTCCACCACGACATCGCCTTCTTCCGATTTAATACTTGCACGTTTACCACGACCTCGGCCACTCATACTGGTATCAGGACGAGTCCATTTATTTAAGTTGTTTGGTAGATGCTCCTCAATCATATGATATAAAAGAGAAGCAACTAGAATAAGAAAGATTTACTGGGACGATCCATAGAGCGACTTCCAGACAAACTTGTGAGAGTAGTGATAGACGAGGGCAAAGACAATCGCGTGGAACATCGCCTTGGTCACGAATGCACTGCCTGGCGGGAGAGACAGCAGAATACCGGGTGTTAGAACAAAGAACAGAACCGCAGTAAAGAGGGACATCATGGGGTGAAACATTATACTTCATAAAAAGAATTTAATTTGAAAAAGGGTTTAAGCAGAAAAGAAAAGGTTATCATAAGATGTCGGTGGATACATCGTTTTGGTGTGAACGAGTACGAACCTGTTTTTCAATGTTTTCAAAACATCCGCAGTCGTTACAACACCTCTTATTATTTGGTCCACCTGGTTCTGGAAAGACAACAAGCGCCGCATGGTTGGTAGAACAAATATGGGGAAATCGTAAATCACTCATGTGTATCTCGATGAACGCCGCCGACGAACGAAGTTTAGAGTCCATTCGTCAAAAAGTATTTCCCTTTTTACGTGTGGATTGGAGAACCGATAAAGAAACGGCCCCTCGATTTCTCATTCTTGATGAATGTGAAACCCTTACCGAAGCAGCACAGTTATCTCTTCAGACGATTCTAAACATTGACCCGAGTGATATTTGTGTTATTTTGATTTGTAATTCCCAAAGTCGAATTCACCCCAAATTGCGCCAACGTCTTCTAAAGATACGCTATGATCCGCCTAATCGAAACCAGAACGTAACCGATATGGTGACTGCAATGACACGGGGTGATTTACGCCAATGTATTCGAAAGACCGAAATGGAACAGAGAATTTGGAAGTACCTGAATGGACACCCTTCTGAGATTCATCAATGGATTCATGACGATAGCGTCGATATTCAAATGATCGTGACTGAATTATTATTGCTGGCAGATATGTTTAATATGATCGATACCGAATTATTGTATCGAATCAATTTAATTTACTCGTTAATGATTGATAGTACAACCCTTCATGATGAAATGGAGAATCAGTTAGTTCGGTTTATTCAAGAATATAAACAAAAAATTGATGCGACTTTATTGAAAATATAAAGCACGAACATGGCTTCAAGCATTGCATATACGAAATCCAAATTACGTATCTCTACCATGGTGATCACTGCTCATTGGGGAACTCCTATTCAATTGGGTTCGCTCTTTGAATCATTGCGCACTCTCATTATCCCCATTTGGTATCCAGATGAGGGAATTCTCAAGTTTGAGCACAATAATATGGTTCTCGGCTCGAGTCACAAGGATATCTTTACGAACCGTAAAATCACTTCCAAGTCCTTCTTTAATCAATCTACGATTGTTCTAAGGCGAAAGACAGATGAGGGTTGGAAGGAAGTAAATGTGAAATTATTTGCGAATGGTGGAATTCAGATGACAGGGGTGACATCGGAACCATTTGCCTATCAGGCGATTGAATGGCTCCTTCATCAGATTCAGTCTCTTCCTGTTTCTCCCTTTACTAGTCCGCCCGCTATTCAGCGATTTTCAGTTCAGCTCATCAATACCGATTATGCACTCAATAAATTCATTAATCAAGATGCTCTTCATAAACTCTTGATTAATGAGTACAACCTCTTCAGTATGCTCGAAAAGACTATTTATCAAGGAGTTAATACAAAATTCTTCTACAACAAGCGAAATCCAGGTGTTGGCATTTGTCAATGCAAGACCTTCTGTAAGGGTCAGGGAATGGGGGAAGGTGAGGGGGAATGCAAACGCATTACCATGAGCATCTTTCGAACGGGTCGAATCATCATTACGGGTGCCCGACAATTGCAACAAATCGAGGCAGCCTACGACTTTCTAAATGGTGTCCTTGATAAGCATCATGCCGCTGTATTATATGAACCCAATTCTGCATAGATAAAATTTAAAATAACCCTATTCTTGTGTAAGATACACGTCATGAAGTGGACCGCTACAAGTCGATATGGAAAACTACGTACGTATGAATATTTCCAAGAGTCATATACGCTAACAGTAGTATGTTATAATGTACTGTATTGTTCATATTCAAATGATGTCGGTTCATCCGAGATAAAGGCAGTTGATCCGGATGGAGGACCCTATCTAGGAATTGGTACAATCGTCTACAAAGGAGATAAATCCTTTATAATACGCAAGATCATATCAGAAAAAAATGACTATCAAACGAAAAAAGTAACCGTTGTGCTTGATGTGAGTTGCGTTCAATGATACGGTAGAGAATTGTATTTTATTGACAGATTTAGAACATGTCCACCCCGGCTGCCAATCCAGTTGTGAATCCAGCGACACCTTCTTCCTCCGAGCCGATGCCGGCCACCCAAACCATGTTACAAGCTGCTAAAATTGCCATCGAGCAGGATCGTGCCATCATGATGGATTACTATCGTCAAACCTGTGCAGGCACCGCCTTTTTGGGAGAGGACCCCGATACTAAGGAGCGTATCCTTGTAAAGTCGAAGGAGGAGTTTACATCATTGATTAAGAAGCTGTATAAGGTGGGCGACGATTTTATCATTTTGACTGAGAACTCGCTCTATATCGTATCAGGTAAGATCCAGAAGCGTAAGGTGAATCTGGCCTCTCTTCAGGAAGCGTACGATGCATCATTGTAAGCATTGTTTGTTACATCATAATCGTATTAATACATAGTATGAACACAATTATTGAAATTATCCTATTAACGATATTTTTTACGATTGGTGCATTATGGTTTGACATTCATGGTAAAGGTAATGTATATGAATCCATCGCGATTCATTTAATGGCACTATTGATTGCGATACTCTTATCAAAACTTATTTACGTATGGATTTATAAAAATTGAATTCATTCTATTCCAGGTGAATAATCACGCCATGTCGTCCGTACTCGAAGAAACCATCTTTGAACCTCAAGTTCATATTTGGGGTGTATTTGGGACGTCCAATCGCATCTCCAGTATCGATCTCCAAGAACAAGTTCTTATACCAATATTACAAGAACTTGGGCGTATGCCTGATAGGATTCTTCTCCCGTCAGAAGGAAATTCATCGATTTATCTCCAAGAATGGGCAGAATCACTTCATATTAAAACACAAATCTTTCAATCCGATTGGGTGCGAAATGGACGCATTGCACAGATTCTTCGGGACGATCGCATGCAAAAGGAATGTACTCATGCGATTGTATTTCTTCCTACAAAATCTGAACGAATGGGAAAAATGGCAGAAAAGATGTTAAAAAAAGGGAAGGTTGTATTTACATCATCAGTAGACCTGACTCTGACGGAGCTTGTTTTGCCGCATGAGCCTTCGCCGCTGCCGGCTTCAACGAACGCTCACAAATCAAGTACAAGAACAACGCAGATGTTGCTGAAATTCCAAAGTTAAGCAACTTCGCAATCAATACGGCGAGAACAAGTCCACCGGTAATCTTGGTAGTAGCAAACATCCAAATGGCACTAATGATGGAAAGTGCAGCCAATACTGAAAAAATAACAAAAAAGATATAGAAATATCCGCAAAGTGTGCTGTCTGCGATGGCGTCGGTCCAGTTTGAAGACGAAGAGTTCATTTTCTACTACTGTGTTATTTTTTTTGATTTTCCTATCGTTGAACATTTTCAAACGACTAGATAGAAATGACACGAGCATCCCGGAAGACACACCGTAAACACAAGACACAGCGTCGTCGCTCGCGTCGCAATACGCGCCGTGGTGGCGCGATGCTGCAGAGTGCACCTCTCTCGTATTCTCTCTCGGGGGACTGGTCTTCGAAGATGTCACAGGGACAGGGTGGTGACTATTTGAAGTACCACGTAGGACAGCATGGAGGCTCCTATCTTGCGGGCGCGCCTCTTTCTGAGATTGCAGGAAGCACCTTACCTGGTGATCTGCGTGGCCCGGCGCATATTGGCGGCATAGACAAGGCGTTTTATGATGTGGCGAACTTGAAGGATCAGAATGGCGGTCGTCGTAAGAAATCGAAGAAGAACTGCGGACGTCGTAAGAGCTCGAAGAAGAACTGCGGACGTCGTAAGAGCTCGAAGAAGAATGGAGGACGTCGCAAGAGCCGCGGTAACTGTAAGAGCCGTCGTTCGAAGAAGCGCGGTGGCGCATTGGGTTATGCTCCGTTTGGCGGAGCCAGCATGTTACTCGATTCGGCCGGATATCAGCAGGCGGGTTTGAATCCAGAGTATGTGACAGGCGGCGTGGAGCGCCAGATGGCACAGGTTCGCGAGGCGATGTAATGCGAGCTTTTTAAAAAATTGAAAGATTCTGATTCATGATGGAAACATCATCAAATGAGCACCTTTATAATTTGGACCGATTTATCTCATGAAGAACAGGAAAAGAAAAAGAAAAAGTTTCTATCAGCCGCATCGATAGGCGATAAAATTCTATATCAAGGTCCAAATCAACTGGATCAAACTTGGTATATCGTAATTGAAGAAGCTGGTAATAAAGAGTTGTCGTGGATACCCTCACCTTGGGAAGACTACTGACGTAAAAACAAATCACGCTGAATAGCATCGTCTGCGCACTCGGTTATGCGGATTTTTTCTTTGAAGATAGGGGACAGTATCTCCGTTGCTTGCGTAGTAAACACATTACGTTCCAACGATGAAATGGAAACGTTAATTCGTACATAGAGATCACCATAGGTACCAATATTACCAGGCAACGGCATACCAAATCCACGAAGACAATATACATCATTTTGAAAAGAACCTGGCGGGATCTTGACAAATAGTCCTTCATCATATCCAGGGTGACCGTCGATCTTGATCACGCACCCAACTAGAGATTCAGAGAGAGACAGTGATAATGTAGTTTCCAGATGTTGAAAGCGATCGCCCGTTCTTTTAAAAGACTTGAAGGCTGGATCATTGGGATCTTCTTGGAGCATAATATTTGCATCACCAGGGCGCTCAAAGGCCGGATGATCCGAACATACTTCTGGAAAGAAAAATGTCTCCTCCGCGCGGGTACCAGGAAGAATGTTTACCGATAGTTTACGAGAATCATTGATGTAACCTGAACCTGAACATGGCGCACACACTTCAATAATGCGTTCACCCTTTCCTTGACAATCTACACAGGGTCCTACTGCATGCATGGCCATTGGCCCCATTTGAATAACCTGGGTGACTGAACCCTGACCATTGCACTTTCGACACATCTCTTTTGATTTCGCACCACTATGTTCGCATACCGTACAAAAAGACTGACGATTGATATGAATATCAAATCGATGACCTAGATAAAACTGCTCTAAGGTAATCGGAATGGTTTGAACAGTAGGCGCTGGTTTTTTCTGTTTTCGAATGGGACCCCGTTGCGGGCCGACAGGTGGATTTCCAAACATATTTCCAAACAGGTCATTCATATTGAATTCAAATGGAAACCCACCAGGAGGCATACCGCCAGGAAAAGGGAATCCACCAGGCATACCACCGCGGTCCATCATTTGTTCATCGGTCATTCCCGTTTCATCATAGATTTGGCGCTTCTTTTCATCTGTCAAAATGTCACTGGCTTTTGTAATTTCTTTGAATTTTTCCGCATCGCCGCCAGGCTTATCAGGGTGATGAATACGCGCCAATTTTAAATAGGCCTTTTTGATGGACGTACAGCTGTCACCTTTGGAGACACCTAGGATATCGTACAACGACTTTGCAGACATTGCGTCGGTTTAACTGGTAGATACACGACCCGTTTAGGTCCGTATCGAGCAATCTAAAGTCCAGTAGAGAAGGACGAATAATGACCTCATTGGTAGGCCAAGATTCGGTATGGACAGAATGTATTCAACAATTCGATTCGCCGAGTCATATTTTCCTTACTGGATCAGCAGGGTGTGGAAAAACAACACTCATTCGTGAATGGTTAGAAAAATATGCTCGTGAAAAGGGGCGACCGACTCCATATCGATGGGGCGTGGAATCCATTGATGAATGCATGTTGTTAGGTCCAGATCAAGATCGCGGTATTCAGACGATTCGTGGACAAGTAAGTCTCTTTATTCGCCAAATGTCATTGGGAAAGGGGATTTTTAGATGGGTCATCGTCGATGATGTTGATACCTTTCCTCATATTTCACAACAGGCCCTTCGAAGACCGATGGAATCATATTCCCATATTACACGATTTATCTTTATTGGTACATCGGAAGAAGACTTGATTCCTGCCTTGCGGTCTCGTTGTATTCATATTGCTATGAATCCGCTCGATACAATTTTATATCGTTCTCACTTTTTATCAAGCGTAAGCATGCCATCGCCTGAGAAATTTACGGATGAAATGTGGAGCTGGGTGATTAATCTGGCGGGAAATAACAGCAGTGATTTGGTACGATTGCTAAAATTAATTCGAGACATTCATGTAACAAGTAAAGAACCAATTACGATTCAACGAGTTCGCATGTTATGTTCCTCGCCAATTTATATTGATTTCATTCCTTTATTAAATGCAATGGCAATGAATCAATCGGTAGAAGCCATTAAGAGTCTGATTCATATTTGGAAGAGGGGATATGCGTATGAAGATATTTTAGAAAGTTTTCAAGTCATCAATCAATTGTTTGGAAATAGTCAATTCAAAGACAATATTATGGTTCATAAGTTTTTAATCCATTCTTGGATATCCTATTGTAAAGGAAATACAAGCTTGTTGGCCCTACAAAATATAATTGATAAAACATTACATGGAGTGCTTTAGTGATTTCTGTAATAGGTATTTCACTGCCAAATCGGATTCCATGATTTGCGTTTCACTCATTCGCAAGAACCAGCCAAACATTTCACGGTCGCGCAACTCGGTCCATGGAAAAGGAATATAGGTCGTATAATCACAGAGGTCAAACGGTAATTTACCATCTGTATTCGAGGCTAATAAATCTTCTAATTGAATGCGTTTACCGTTCTTCTTTCTCATTCCCTCTGCTGCAGGATCGACAACAAGGCCGGTGTGGACATAGTCTTTGGTAAAGCGTACGAAATCCCATTTGACATCGCCGCGAATCTGATCGCCACCGCGTTTCTTGGCAACACGTTCATAGCAAACCGCAGCCCATTCTTTAAACATAGGGTGATCCGGTTTGGGGGTCCAGATTGCACGAAATCCAGGAATGGTCGTGCCGGCCGAGCCGGCATAGGTCTCATCGAGATCCGTTCCGAAAAAGACTGTCTTGTCCTCGGGTAGACTTCCAAATGGTTTCAGACATACACAATAGGGCTCCAACCAGAGACCACCATATTTGGCTAAGATTGCAACACGAAGATAATTGAGTTCGGTCTCATTTACGGGGGCGATCGGATCACGTAATCCGGGAGGAAGATGGTTCCAGCCACCTAATAACTCTGCCGCACCGGCCAATCCGCCGATCACCTCGATGCGATACCGATCTTTATTTTGCTGAACGATCGATTCATAGCAAAGATTCAAAAATGGAAGATTTAATGCCCGTGAGGATCGTGCGCCAAAATCGTACCATTCTCGTGAACTGACATCCGATGTATCGTAATAGAGCCAGATTACCGGCTTTTCCATTCCCATTTTAAGGAGATTCTTATCCAGAAATGGATTATGCAATATCAGACCTTTGGAATAAAAGAAGGCATAGAATAATGCCACCAGAGATAATACGACTAGAATCAAAAGAAGAATCTGATATGGACTCATGTCACCCTATCACATCATGTGAATTCTTTTAAGAGAAAAATATAACTCAAAATACAATAATTAAGGTACAGTGAATATACTATTGCAATCCATAATGTGATATCAATAGAAATTGCATAATCTTATTATTTGAATTCTTTTACAAAGGAATCGGAATGACGGAGTGCCCATTGACTGGACGACGTAGACGCAAAGTAGGTCTCAATCTTCTTTTTATAGGTCGTCTCTTCTTCCTGCTTTCGCTTTTCATATGCAGAAATAGCTTCTAAATCACGATCCAACTCCGTTTGATAGACCATATCTCTCTCTTTTAGTAGATCCTCAAACGTACGATGTTTTTCTTGATAAGAAGGAATCTTATCAAATACCGTATTGTCTAAAGTATATGCAGCGTGGAGATCTGTATATTCTGGACGCTCTTCAGGATCAGACGTAAAAGAGTGGCCGATAGATGGAATCAATGCTACACCACGAGTAGAGCCGGATACAAATGCCATTTCATCAGGGTGAAGAATAAGAGAAGTTGGTTCGGGTTTTCCCTGTTTAACAACTGTTTCAAATGTATGATTCCATGTGGCAGGATCGTCTGCTTTATTTTCGTGCTGTTTTTCCTCGTCTTTATTTCGAAGCCATTCTTCATAGCCCTGTTCAGATTCACGAACATGATTCTTTTCAAAAAGTTCATTGAATTCTTTTCGAAAGGTTTCGTTGGTGGAGGAATCGAGATGATCGAATACATCATTTACTAGATTATTTAATTCATTAGTAAATTGTGTATCACGTGCTTGTTTTACATCAAAAACGTTCAGAATTTGAAATCCGTCTCGGCCACCGGTCATTCGTTTAATCGTAGTAGAAAGGCATACATAAGCTTCTAGGATAGCCTCAAAATCTTCTTCTTTTCCACCCTTGTCTGGGTGGGCATTTACAACGGCGACTCGAAATGCCCGTTTCAACGAATCAGGTGTAACCTCGTCCAATGATGTAAACTGAAGGCGCTCGAGAGCTTGTTCCATATTACCTATTGCTAGGTTAGAACGGTTTAGGTAGACGAGATCAAGAATGGCCACTCCGAATCGACAATGGATTACTCTCAATGATACAACGATTTCCATCGCGTCCATTCAAAGTATTGAAATGACGACAGAAAAGGGAGAATATTTCTTTATGGTATGGTGCAGCAATCAAAAGGTGCATAAGGTACATCTTCATGCAACAGGTGGAAAGTGGCTATATACTGTGTGTCATGATGGATTAGAAGAGGCAAAGCGAGGGGGTGAACGATATGAACACTTATAAGTATTCCATCAGTAGATGAGTATCCCGAAATCGTGTACATTGAAGACATGTCAAGATACAAATCTTCTTGTAAAGGGACAGGGTGTCTTTATTTTTAATGTAAATGACGAAACAGACTGCAAAGAGTGTTCTTTTTCGTTCTCGGATCGTTCCGGTCAGAATTTCTTGCGTGTACAATTTACTCGCGACCATGTGAAGGTTACTCAACATGACGCATTGGTAGTAACGGATCTGATCGATTCCAATAATCACATAGGACTCGTTGAAAAAGAGGGTGCGTATTATTGGTTCAGTCTTGATGCACAGAATTTGCAATTGTATGCGGGTATTGGCGAAGCTCGAATGGAAACGATTATCTATCGCTATGCGATGAAGGGTCAAAAGAAATGGGTGGAACAATTGATCCAGATTACGAATTTTTCAAAAACGATTTCTCCACGAACCCTATTGCGCGATCCAGTAACAATCCCAATTCCAATGATTATAAAAGCGACCCATAATCTGTCGATGGATATTATAGCATCGAATCAATATTTATCACATTCGAATCTATCAATCGTTTGTCATAAAATGTATGATTGTATTTCAGGAAAGCAGTTTGTATTGGATACACCTGATTTCCCAGATTTTTCAAAAGCGATTGAATACAGCCTCGCTACGCCAGGATTATGGTGCTATGAAACTATCAAAAAGAAGAGTACTGAGTTTAATCCCGATAAGCCAGATATAAACGAAACCTATCTTCGTATTACCTTGGGACAAAATAACGGTGAATCTCCTGGCATTCCATATGTGATGGAGATTTGGCCACCAGGCCACTATTCCCCCATTCATAATCATGGAGGATCAGAGGCCATTATTCGTGTGTTACATGGACAAATTCACGTTCATCTGTTTCCATTTTTATCAAAAGATGCAGAAGAATTTGGAGTGAAAGAGTTTTCTAAAGATGATATTACATGGATCAGTCCTGCCTTGAATCAAATTCATAAGCTGGAAAATACATCTGCAACTACAACGTGTATTACGATTCAGTGTTACATGTATGATGGAGAAGATATGGCCCATTATGATTATTTTGATTATTTGGACGATGATGGAAAGATCCATCAATTTGAGCCAGATTCTGACATGGACTTTACTGACTTTAAAGAAATTATTCGTCAAGAATGGGATAGTCGCCCCGTAAGTAGCTGTTGTATGTTTCGCTAATACCCTATCTTCTTCTGATTCAAATCCACACCATCGGTGATCACCATCTGTTTCATGCGATCATGATATTGCTGGTTTTTCATATGCATTTCAGCTCTGCGTCGTTCTCGTAATTCATCGGCCTGTGCTTGACGCTGTTCAAAGTCGCGAATGCCATGAAGTTCTGTCTGATTAAACGGATCCGGTGCTTTCTCACGGCTCGCACGATATTGTTCAAAGGTTCGATCATGAACAGCTACATTAGCTACTTTATCGGAAATGGTGGAATCGGATGTATAGGCGCCGCGTAAGTCCGTAAATTGAAAGCGTGAATTGGGGGCAGCGGTATAGTTATCGGGCCGTTCTCCTACTAAATCGACACCACTTGTCGGATTTAAGGTAAGTGCCATTTGGCCTGGGTGGACAATAAGGTTCGTACTCGCTTTGGAGCCTTTGCGGGCTTCGTCCTCAAACATTCGATTGAATACATCACGATTAAATTCTCCTTTAAATTTCTGGCTGTTACCACCTTGAGATTCGCCTGATTTGAGCCAATCACCATATCCGTCTGAATCGGGATCGGGCATATGAGTTTGTTCAAAGAGTTTATTAAAGGCGTTCATGTCCAAATTCTTCGCATTCAGACGAACGGGCTCGCCGCCATAATCCCATTTCTTTGATTCGGCCTCGCGGCTTTGTTGTGCACTGTTTGCGTCCACACGACCGTTCGTTTCCCGTTTTCCACCGCGCATAAACTTCAAAATTTCTGATAAATAGGCATAGGCCCGTGTAACAGCTTCAAAATATTCTTCGGAGCCCCCCTTATCTGGGTGAGCACGTAAGGCCATCTTCTTATAGGCCGATTTCAAAGCCTCTTCTGTAAGGGCGACTTCTTCGTGGATATTTAGAACTTCGAGACACGATGCAAAATAGGAAATTGCCTTTTGTTTAGGTGTTTCAGTTATCACTTTCCAGCTAGGTTCATTCGATGTATGGGTTACAATTTGTTGAGAATAAGCCTTTGGTGCTTGATGGCTTGCTGCTTGGTAACTAGAAGCAGTAGGTGCATTGATCAAGGAAGGGTGAGTGGCGCCAATTCCTCCATTGCTTATGAAATTAGGCTGTAAACTACGAGGAATGGAAGGGGTAGTAGGTGCCTGCTGTTGTGTATGTTCTCCCGGAAGTAACGGCGGCTGTCCGCCTGATTGAACGGTGGAGAGGTAATGAAGAAGATAACTATAGATGCCGCATCGTTTGGCAGAATTTACATATTCCAATGATGCCATGCACGTATTAATCACCTGCATTCGTTTCATGGGATCATGGATTTGAATCATATTCGAATACATGCGAACATGAACAGGATCGACCGCCGAGTGGTTGTTCCCCATCTATCTTCTTGTCCAAAATACGTTACGTCATTTAGTACGCAATTAGTAGAGATGTTTACCATCATTCCAATTGTAATTGCTAGTTTTATGGCAGTAATCGACTCATTTGTGCTGTCATGGCTCAAAGAATATACTCTTGGTACCATTTCGTGGGTTTATCTTCCAATTGGAATGATGATCTATGGGTTACAACCTCTTATTTTTCTGAAATCGTTACAATATGAAACGATGACCGTTATGAATATTCTGTGGGATATGATAAGCGACGTACTGGTAACTGGAATTGGCTTATTTTATTTTAAAGAAAAACTGAGTTCTATTAAAATGCTAGGATTGGCATTTGCCTTTATTGCAATTGTCTTATTATCATATGACGAAGTTATACAAAATTGATGGTATTTGAATATGCATAGTTGGCCACACATGTTTATCGCGTATCGATACCTTCCTAATATCTATCCTCCTGGTTCTATTTATCCTACACTACCATTTGAGTCGATTATAGATGCATATGACCTGAATGCATTACCATCCTTAGATGAAATCGAACACGTTTGGAATCAACAACCATATCTCCCATTTATGTTTCATTATGAAGGAAAAGATGTCTATTACTTTATTCTATCAATTAATAAATATCTAACAGATACATATCTTTATAGAAGGTTAGATTTCAGTCGTTATGCGTTATATGACGATCGAGATCAGTATTGTGATATTCATGCTAAGCGAATTCTTCTTGATTTTATGAGACAGTTTGAAAGTCGAATTCATACACGTAACTTTATTCAAGAGATTATACATTCGATCACAGAGAGTCCAACCGAGATTGAATACCATGAACAGATCGTACATCATCTGAGTGGATTCACAACACATGCCACATATGATACGGTGTTAATCGAATCTGTTTTACACATATCCAATACTGTTATTGAAACAGAACGTCGGTTTCGGCCAGGGGGAGATGGATTTAAAGAAGCACAAACTGATTTCGAGACCATATGCATGAAACACTTGTAAAAATTGAAAGATCCCGATTATCGTAATATGATCGACCATGTTTGCCTACCGGTATAATCACTATCTTTCCCCTACACAAGAACTACCAGCCATTCCATTTGTATCACTCACAACTGCACTGGATCTATCTCGAATTTCAATGATTCCACTGGATTGGGCCGAAACAATGTGGAATCAACAGCAATCTATCGTGTGTGTATTACATTATGACGATTCAGATGTATTCTACTTTATTATACCTAGTCATATCGACTGTTCCAATACACATGATATTCGTCGCTTTAAACTAGAAAGTAGCTATGATGTAAATGATCATCACTGTGATTATTATGCAAAGCCCATGATTCGTCGATTTATAGAACGTCTCACTCTTCGACTTCATACACGTAGCTATTTAATACTTGTTCAGTCGTCTATTCCATTTCCTCCTACAGAGCTTGAGTATCATCAACAATTCATACAAAAAATTCATATGGATCAAGTAGACGATCTATATGAACATTCATTAATTCAATCGGAGTTACAACAATCACAGGAAATGGTTGATAATCATAGAGAGTATTCTCCTGGCGGAAAGGGAATGGAAGAAGCTCAGCAGGATTTTGAAGAATTGGCACTTCTTACGAAGAGGATATAAAATTGAAGAAACATAGTGCGATTATTAAAGATATAATGTATCTTTATCGCGTGATTCATGGTTCTAGCGTTCCATGTGTAAATCTCTCTCATGCACGCGAACTAGCATGGCATTCCAAAATTTCCATCAATGATTTGAAGCCCGTTTGGGAAGAGGAGGAAGAGCTCTCGTTTATATTGCCAGAATATTCAGGTTATGGACCTATATACTACTTTATTCTTCCAGATATCATCGCGGACTCTCCACAATATTATCATATTACTCAAATGAATAGGTGCCGATGGGATTCATGTGATCAATATGCAGTACCTCTTATTAATGGATTTATAACGAAATTCAAGAAAGAATCATCTTAAGTTCTTGAATACTAGGAAGAGGGATCAGTGATTCACATTCCCAGAAAAAACGCTTGCCGATAGACTCAAAGGAATATACTGTTGGATAAAATTGCGGTGCCAAAGAGGGGAATTGTCTCTCCTTGCAGGGTGGAATAAGTGACCA